GGTCTTCCTTTTGTTCTCCAGTTCTCTTATTTCCTCTACAATCGCTGTCAATTTGTCCTGGAAGTTGTATTTTGTCTTCTCTGCCATATTGATCCATTCCAGGCTGAATAAGCTGTCATCTGATTGGTCCGGGAACTTGGATTCATATAATACTGTGAAGTCCAGTGGCATCAGGTCTTTCCTTTGTTGTTCCACGAACTTCTCTGTTGTTCTGCCTTCTTCCACTGCCTGTTGCCATCCTATCTGGATCACTTCCCATTCAGGGTCCAGTGTGTGTTCGAATGCTTTGTTGTCTCTGTTCCATGGATTGTAGAGTTCTATCTCAATTGCTTCTTCTGGATTGTCTCCAAGCATACGACTGCTCTTAGTATATGCTTGTCTGTTTATCAGGCATGCTTCATCCCTTACTAAGATATCACATCCGAATCCCATCAGCCTGTCTGCATCCCCTTCTCCACTGAAGACTCTGTATTCTGCGCCAGTTGTGAATGTCATTCTCTTCCTGGATGCTTCCTTGCTGATCCTCTCTTCCCCAGTTGTGAATATCTGTGCTTTGCTTAGAAGTGATTTGTCTGTGAGTATGAGCTCTGCCAGGTATTGTCTCAGGATCCCTGCCTGTTCTTCCTTCGGTCCTAAAAATGCGACCTTTGCCTGGACACCAAAATCGAGAAGTAGTGCTATTCCTATGGCCACGCATTGTGTCTTGCCATATCTTGTCATTGCTGATATGCTCAGCTTCTTGTGTTCCAGGAAGGCTATCTTCCTTACGATGTCACACTGGCCTGGACTCAGTTGAAATCCCCATTTATGTTCTACCAGGATATCTACTCTTCTGTTTTCGACACACCAGTCTATCAGTTCCTGGTCTGTTGGTCCTTCAGTCATGCTTCTCCCCTTGCTTTTCCTTGAGAACTTTCATCTTGTTTTTATGGAATTTCTCCAGGAGCTCAGGGCACTTCCTTCTGATTGAGTCTGCTATTGTTGTGACTCCTTCGATCATGTTGGTGTTCTGGATCGCTATCACTGGTGCTTCGCTTGGGAGATTTCCTGCGAGCTGATGCCTTTTGACCTTCATCTGATCTTCCTGCTGCAGCAAGGCGATTGCTTTCATCTTCTCGTTCTTGGTTCCTTCCTTGATGATTCCGAACAGGTATCTGAGTCTCTTTTCCTGGCTCTCTATCAATTCTCCAATGATCTCATCTGTCTTGCCGAACTGTTCTTTGGCCCTGGCGATCCTGGTTGCTTCCAGGTATCTTCGGATGTGTCTGTCTGATAGACTGAGGTCATCTCCTATCTGCCTGGTGCTGTATCCAAGTGCTGCAAGCTCGCATACTTGCTTCTTCAGTGCTTTGAGTTCTTCTTTAGTTCTGGCCATTTTGCGGACATTCGGACATCTCTGTGCAGTTCTTGAGCTGCGGATCTATCTCGAAGTTTATCATTTGGTTGTGCTTTCTTTCCCTTCGGTTGAAGTCTTTGATGTGTTCTGGCAGCCAGTGTATTGGCTTGATCTTCCTTCCTGTTTGATTGTCGAACCAACATGCGCAGACAAATACTCCCCATATCTTGCATAGGTCCAGTTTGAATAGGTTGTCCTGGTATGGGATTCTCCAGTTGCATATGATGAATACCATGAGGTCTCTGCCTCTGTAGCCTGCTCTTTTGAGCATTTTGATGCATGATTTGATTCTTCTTTGTTCTGTTATCTTATGGTCCCAGGCCAGTCTCATGTTGATGAATCTGTTACTTTTGAGTGCATTTGCTTTCTCTTGTGTCATGTACCTGTAGTCTATTCCGCACACCAGTTCAGATTTTACAATCATGTTATTCACTTTCTTGCTGCCTAATTCATCCAGGATCTCTATTGCTCTTGGCTTGTATAGTAGGTTCATATCCAGGATCTTGACTTTGTTCCTGGTGATCTCTGGTATTGGATGATATATTGGTTTGGTTCCATTCTCGAATGATTCCCTGCAGTACTCGCACCTGTTTGGGCATCCTTCAGTGATCCTTATCCATTGCTCCTGGTCATCTGTTTTGTTGTATGGTCCCTTGGCATATGGTTTTGTCAGTGAAGGTGTTGATTGTAGTTGTTCTGAGAATAGTTCCTGCTTGCTCATAATTCGCTCCATTTCTTGCCATCGCTTCTGATAGGATCCTTTTCTGCGTACTTGGACCATCTTATCAGAATCACATCACAGTATTTGGGATCCAGTTCCATGCAGTAGCATATCCTGCTTGTTGATTCGCATGCCATTACTACGCTTCCTGATCCGCCGAATGGATCCAGTACGATTTCCTTTGGTTTGCTGCTGTTCTTAATCATGCGCCTGGACAGGTTCACTGGTTTCTGTGTCGCATGCAGGTATTGGGTTGTAGGATCCTTGCTTTCTTTGATTAGGTCGCTTTGTTCCCTGATCTTGCTTATCATTTCTATCAGCTCTTCCTTCTTGAGCTCCTTCAGGTTTTCTATTGTGGCCTGCAGCATGACTGTCTTTTGGGTTCTGTCTCCGAACCATGTTGTGTTTGTCTCTCCTCTTTTGCAGTATAGTATTGGCTCATGGCTCCAATGATAGTCCGAGTGGCCTAAAACATGGCCCTTCTCCCATATGAGTTGTTGCTTCACTATCCATCCTGCTGTGTTCAGTGCTACTTCGAATACCTGGTGATTGATGCTTGCATAGCATGTGTATAATGCAGCTCCTTCTTTTGTGTGTTCGAATATGTTTTTGTATGCTGCTTCCAGAAATGTATAGAGTTCATCTCCTCTGAGCGCATCATTGGTCATGACTCCCCATGGCTTTCCATTCGGATTGTTGGTTCCCTTATAGCTTACTCCATATGGTGGATCTGTCCAGCACAGGTCTGCCTTGGTTGTTCCCATTAGTTTCTTGAAGTCTTCCGGCTTGGTTGAGTCTCCGCACATTAAGGTGTGAGGTCCCAGTTTCCATACTTCTCTTGGTTTAGTCTTTGGTGTTGCAGGTACTGGTGGTGCTTTGTCAATGTCTTCCTCTTTCTTCCTGGCCTTCTCATATCGGTCCATCAGTTTGTCAACTTCTGGCTCTGCGAATCCTGTCAGGCTTATGTCTGCATCTCGCTCCAGCAGTTCCTTCAGCATGATGGCAAGTTTCTCCTCATCCCAATCTCCAGAAATCTTGTTTAAGGCTATGTTGAATGTCTCTTCTTTGTCTTTTGGCAGGTCCACATATACTACTGGCACTGTTGTCATTCCAAGTGCTGCTGCTGCCTTGACTCTTTGGTGTCCGCCTATGATGACATTTTCCCTGGATTTATGTTTGTTTACTATGACTGGTTCCTGGAATCCGAACTCTTTGATTGATCTCTTCAGGTTCTCCAGCTCACTCTTCTTGATCTTCCTTGGGTTCCTCTCATTTGGCTTCAGGTCAGTTATTGGGATTTGGAGAACTTCCATCTTACTTCTTCCCCTTCTCTGGCATTGGGAGTGTGGTCTGTGTGGTTTTTAGTTCCAGCTTCAGACCTTTGTCTCCTTGCACCAGTTTGATTGGGTTGTCTGATGTTATTACGATCTTGAAGTCATCAGCTCCCACTTGTTCCAGGACTGCCTTGTGTGTTGTTATCACACCATCATCCTTGTCTTTTGTTGTCTTTACTATTTCCTTTACATACAGTTCTTCTATTTTTATGCTCATCTTTTTCTCCCCTTATTGTTTTTTCAATCTACATCCTGGTCCATAGCTGTGTTCATCGGTTACTCCTTGACATGCAGGACATCCTTTAAAATGCTTAGGACCATGTATTTCAAAAGACTCAGCTTCTTCGCTGTTCTTCTTTCTGTTTTTTGTTTCGACTTTCATAAAATTATCCTCTTCTTCATCGTTTTCCAGTCCACATGAAGAGTATGAGCTCCTCTACGTCTTTTATCCACTGGGTTATCCTTAGATGGAATACCCAATCTACTGTTTTTTGGAAGTTGGTTTTGCGCATCTTTTCTGTTTAAATTCATCCCAGTCTTTGATAGGTATCAATACTGAATACTTACCTGTATAAGCATCAATCCATTCTATGATTTGTTTTTTAGTCATAAAAATTGTTTGCTGGATACCCATGACTTTAGTCGTGGGAGGAATTTGGCTTTACCTCACTTGTCTTTTTAAATATCCAAAAATATGAATGATGTTTTCTTAAATGTCTTTGTTTTAAGTTTGGATTTGATACTTTATTCTTTGATAGATGTAATATAGCCAAGTCTTTTGCATAAAAACCATTTAATGTTGCAAGGTGATAAACTATACAATGAACCATTGTAGTTGAACTATCTGTGTAATCTTGACATTTAAAAAATAAAATTCCTCCTCTTTCTAAAACTCTATTCGCTTCTTTAATTATTGCTTCATACATTAAGTATAATTCATCAAAATCCTTAAAAATTCCATGAGTTGTAGATGAATAATAACTTGCAGACTTCCCATGTATTCCAAACATGAAAGGCGGGTCAAGAATTATTGATTTAATACTCTTTGATGGTATTGGTAATTTTCTTGCATCTGCTTTTTGACAATCATCTGATTGGGGAGTTATATCAAATATCAGTCTTGGTTTTGGTATGATTTTATAAAAATTACCTTTAAAATACATAGGGTCACATTCAATACCATGTGGACTATGTATATCAATAATTGATTTTAATAATTCTTGTTCATCTTGAAATACTGAACCTATATGTTTTTTTTGCATAATTATCTACCTCTGGAAACCCCACACTTTAGTGTGATTTATTTTGGGAAGGTGTTATTTGATGCCTTTTCTTTTTAATCTCTGCAGAACTTTCAACAGTTTTGATTGATAGTCTGAGTCCAGTTCTTTAAAAACAGGATCCTTGAATTCTGACTTGGTTCTGAGCCATACATTCTGGAACCAATGTTCATTTATATTTTTGTCATCCAGTGCCTTCATGATATTTGATTTCAGTCCTTCGTGTCTCATCCTTATGTAGTCTTCCTGTTGCTTCTTCTCACTGAGTATCTGGAATGGTTTCAACTTATCTATTATTGCTTGTATTTCTTTTTGTTTTTTGGCCATGGTCTCTATATATTCAGGAGACTGTGCATCCTTAAACATCTTTAGTGCTTCTTCATTTTTTCTGATTAGGCTTGTGAATGCACTGCTCTTCCAGAATACTTCTGTGTGTATCTTCTGGATGATTTTCACATCTCCATTGTTCATCACTTCATATTGTAAGACTTCACTGATTAAATTTTCTTTGTATGCTTGTGGTGGTTTTTCTTTTTGTTGCTGCATTTCTTCATTCATTTTTGTTTACCCCTTTTGTTGGTTTTGGTGTTTGCTTGATTTCAGAATCTATTCTTACTGGAATTGCATCAAACTTTGGTTCTGCAGTATCTTGTTGTGGTTTTGGTTCTATCCAGTTGTCATCCAAATCCATGAGCTCTGCCAGTTTCTTACTGATTGCTTCCCCTTTATTTGTCAACTTGATTTGGTAGTCCCTTCCAGGCTTATCCTTATTAATGATTCCTTCTTTGTGCCATTGCTCCAGCACTACTCTCAGGTGTCCTGCATTCACATGTATCCTTCTTGCCAATTCATCAATTTGTGATGCCTGTCCATCCATACTGACCAGTAGTTTGGCATATTGTGATTTATAAACAAATCTTTTCATGTTTCTTCACCTTCCTTTTATTGTTTTGATGTTCAATTATTGAGTCTATCTGTGATTGTGTCAATGCCTGCAGGTCTGTGTTTACCACGACGATTGGTGGTGGTGTCCATCGCATCCTGCCTTTGACTCTTTCAAGCACACTCATTAAATGCTCCAGTTCGTGTTGTGTGTATCCTGGTGCTTGAATCACATATATTTTTTCCTGGTCCAGTTGTTCTAACTTTCCAGCTATTTCCATAATCTTCTTATTAAGAATGTCATTGATCTGTGTGAGTTCGCTTACGATTCTTCTCTTAGTCCATATCCACATTCTTAGTTTTTTAAACATTTTTTCTCCGCTTTAAAACTAACAACAGCCCAAGCAAGACAACCAACCCATATAAATATTGTCCAACCTAAAAATGAATTTAAAATTACTATTGATGCTACTTGTGGGTGTTTTCTTTCTACTGCCACCAGTGATGGGATGAAATATATACCCAATAATACTATTCCGATTAAAAGTGCCACTATCATTTTCTTTTCATCTCCTTGTATATTTTCTCCACTTCTTTTGTCATGTCACTGAGATATTCCCATCTGTCTCGGATATCTCTCTGGATACTTTCCACTGCGTTGCCAAACTCATTAATATTGTCTTGTTGGTTCCTGGTCATCTTGGTGATGTCTTTTTCAAGTTGTTTGATTGCTGTTTGGTTTGCTCCTATCAAACTTCTTATATTTTCATCATTCAATTTACTCATGGTTATCTCCCCTCATTATAGATTCCTGTCCTTGGCAGGATCGTATTCTTGCCTGTTCTTCCATCGCTCATAGTTTGCCTGTTTCTGGTTCTTATATCTGATGGTCTTCCTTTCATCCATCTCTTCGATATGTCGCTGTCTGTGGTCCTCAATGCGCTTCTCATTGGCACTTCTGAGTCTTATCTGTTGCATGCTCCAATCATTCCACATTGCAATTAATTTTTTACTATATTCATATGCTTGGTCTATGCAATCCATTAAGTCTTTTTTGTCCATTTATACTATCTCCTTTATTTCGATTTGTTTGATCATCAAGTCTTCTGTTAGTTTGTTCACTGTTTCATTAATCTTTTCTCTTATCATTTCATCTATTGATACTGATGTTCCATTTCTCTGCATTACGTGTTTGATATCTGCTTCTATCGAATAACATAATTGTTTGCTGATCTCGAGTTCATAATTCAGTTTTTTGTTCATACTTCCAATTACTTCTTGGATCACAGTTTGTATCACTCCTTTGAATATATCCTTTGTTACGCTCTTGGCTATTGTTGTTATGTGTTGACTCATTCCTTCTCCGTTCATCTTTTGGGTTATGCTCATGTCTATCGTTGTGAAGATGTGCTTTCTAAATTTGGCAAGGAATTCCATATTTTCGAATATTTCTGCTGCAGTCTCTTTTAAATCATCTTTGATTTCTCTTGTTCGCTCTTCCATCACAGCTAATGTGTACAGTTTTGATTGCTTCAATATTGTCTGAGTATGTGCCTTTAGTCCTACTGTGATCCTGGTATCAATCATTTCCATTATCTTATTCATTTCTTCTGCTTTTAGCATCTTACCACCTTTATTTTTATCCCATCCGGGTATGTTTGTTGCTTCAAGAGTATACTCTCATTGGTCTCTGTGTTCACGACCTCTATGGCTGTGAAGTTGTCCAGGCATAGGATGTCTGCTCTTCCGCCTGTCTTGAAGGTAGCTTCTGTCAAGAAGTTTTTTCCTTCTGTTATTAATCTCTTACATATCTCTATCTTTTTGTTTCGATGTATAAGTGACTCCCCCACAGATGTTCGCACTATGTTTAATTGTCGGTTGCTTGGTCTTACAAGATTCATGCAGGCATTCCTCTTGGCCTGAATCATTTGCTCACTTCCTATTGTAAGTTTAATATTACCATATTTGAGTATGTCTTCAAATACTGCGAATATATGACTGCAGATTTTTCCTCTTGCTATTCCTTGCACTCCCATGTAGGTACAGTCACATCCTACTTGGATACTTACACTGTGCTCTGTTGCGCCCTGTGTTTCAACTTTAAAAAAATGCTGTCTTCCGCTGAACTCATGAGTCACTTTATGTTTCTTGGCCGTCTTTTGTAGATAGTTTCCCATTGTGTGTAAGCAAACTCACCTCCGATAATGTATTTTGAATCTTCTGTTCGACAGTGCATAAAGTATCGTTATGGTGTCCTCCATGTGGTACTAATAATATTTCAATAATTTTGAATCCCCTTTTCTTTCCAAACCCGTTAGTATTCCATCCAAAAGATATGGCAATGCCACCGACCTTAATTTTCTTATAAATTAAATCCATTGTTCTATTGTAAAAATTGGTTGATGTATCTAATTGTGTTGCTTTAATACCTGCTTTAGCATAGTGTTCTGTAACTTGCCTATATGAATAAGGTGGGTCGAATAACACACCATCATAAACCCCCTTCAATTGCTTACAGAAATCCCTTGCATCTAAATGGAAAGTTGTTGGTAACTCTTTATTCAAATCATTAGTTATTTCGGCAGGACTGTGTTTTCCAGCATAAGGGTCAATCCAATTTTTACCATCTTTTACATACCTATCTAACAATTCCTTAATAGGTTTAATTGTAAATGTCCACTTGTTAGGCATTGCCCATGTTCTTTTAAAATCCATTCTTTGAAAACCCCCGACTTCAGTCGGATTTATTTTGGGAAGGTGTTATTTTTTCCATTGAAACTTCTTTGGTTCTCCTGGAAGTATTTTCACTACTCCTTCCTGGACCATCAGATAATCTATGTTAGCCAGGATAGTTGGATAGTTCTGTTTTAATTCTAATCGCAGCTCAGTCCTGGAGAATGCCTTTTCTGCATTCTGTTCCATGTATGTTCTGAGTTCTTTTAAATGTCTTAGTCCCATGTTGTCATCCTCTTTTGTTTATGTATCTTCAGTTAGTGTCATCAAACTCTTTCCCCTTAAACACATATAGTCCTAATCCGTGCAAAGAAATACCCTTGACCAGTGCTCGTTGTATGTTTTTATTCACATCGAATGATGTCATTGCATCCTTCTTGATGCTCTTGTTGCTGTGGTCCATCACTGGTAGATGTACTGTGTGTGTCAGGCCCATTACTGTGACACTGACTTTGACAAATGCTCCCATCGATGCTCCTTCTCCCATAAAGTATGGTAGACCAAATACATTTTCATGCACTTCGAAGGTTGCTGTCGGATGCAGTCTCTTCAATGCTCCCCATGCCTCAGACCAGCTTGCATATGTCAATCCCATGGTTCCTTTCTTTGCTGTCTCCAGTTTGGTGTTGTCCATTGCTGCATATACTTCCTTTGTGTACCTTCTTGCTTCCATGTCTGCCTTAATCTTTCCAAGCAGTCCCATGATTTGTCCTGGTTCTTCTTTAGGTTCTTCTCCCATCCTATGCTTGACTTTCTCTTCATCAGTCATTCCATCTTCAGGATCTTCACAGTCTATGATTTGTTCCTCTTCGACTTCTGGCTGTGCTTCTGTTGTGTCTTCCTTCTTGGTCTCCAGGATCACCATGCTTGTGAACTCAGTCTTCTTGCCATCTGCCAGCATGATCTCTACTTGCTTGCCTTTGTACTCATCCTTGACTTGTGTCTTTGCTTCATCATTTGCTGGATTGTACCATGTCTCTGGTTGGTCCTCGAATTTAACACCACGTGCTCCTGTTGCTGCAATGTACTTTAGAATTCCTATTTTGCTTTCTTGTTTCATTTCGTATCAACTCCTTGTGTTTTTTGGGTTCTTTGCCCTTTAGTACTCATGTGTTATTCTTAAACTTTATAAAAGTTTTGATTTGTACTGTTCAT